TCGATTATTATGATACAATGTTAGTATACATTGAAAGTATCCTAAAGGTTATCCAAAATAGAACCTTTCAGATAAAAAATGCTATTGAATTTATGAAGTTTAATTCGGGGTTGGGCTAATGTCTTTTGAAGATATGAGAATTATGACTCCTCCAACACAGGGGTTTGTATTTGCTAGATTGGGTGATGATATGGTCGAACATCTGTGGAAGATGATTCGCAGAGCAGAAAATACTAAAGAAGAATATAAGCATCGGTTAGCAGGAAATCTCACCGCAAGTTTTGGACTTGATGATGATAATGATTTCTTTTATAGAGAAGCATGTCTTCCTCTAGTAAATGCATTTCGTCAAAGTAATAATGGTTCAGATCCAGTTAGGAATTTTGTTCAGACTGACCCTATGACAACTCCATTACTCCTTACAGAGTTATGGGTGAATTATCAATATCAAACAGATTTTAATCCATTCCATTTTCATGGTGGTGTTTATTCATTTGCTATTTGGATGAAGATTCCAACAGAATGGGAAGACCAGTGTAAGTTACCACAGTTCCAAGATATTAAAAAAGATAATAGAAAAGCAGGAACATTTGAGTTCCAATATACTGATGCACTTGGTGGTATCAGAAGTATGTCATATCAATTAGGAAAATCCTTTGAGAATTGTATGGTATTCTTCCCTGCTTCATTGATGCACGCTGTTCATCCTTTCTATGGAACTGATGAAGCAAGAGTATCTATTGCAGGAAATCTTTGGTATGATACTACGGGTAAGGGTAGATATGGTAATGCATTAGACCCACAGCAATTGGGTGACAAAGATGAATATCTCAAAACAATGGAAGCAAATAGAACCGAATATGATGGTGGTGGTAATTATGCTAAAGCAAATGCAGAAAAAACATTTAAAGTAAAACCAAAGAAACCAAAAAAGACAAAAGGATTTAAAGATTTCATTCCTAATATCAAGGCTTGACATAACTTAATAAATACCCATAGATGCATGGGTTAAGTGATTGACACAACAGCCAATGTTGTCATATCAAAGGCTAACGAAGTATTTTTAAAAGTAGATTCAGAACCTCATATTGAGTATGAATTAAGAGACCACTTTACTTTTGAAGTAGAGGGTGCAAAGTTCATGCCTCAATATAGGAATAGGAATTGGAATGGTGAGATACATCTTTTCGATATGAGATCGAAGAGAATCTATATTGGATTATTAGATAGAATTATTTCTTTTTGTCAGAGACATGACTACACATATAAATTTGTAGATAATGAATATTATGGTACTCCCTTTGAGATTAATGAGGGAATATCATATGAAGGTGTTAAGGATTATATGAAATCCATCTGCTCTCATAGTCCACGAAAATACCAAGTTGAGGGAGTATATGATGCGTTAAGACATAATAGAAAGCTATTGATATCACCAACTGCTTCAGGCAAATCTTTGATGATTTATTCTCTTGTAAGATATTACGTTGATAAAGGAGGAAAAATTCTCTTAGTTGTTCCGACGACATCTCTCGTAGAGCAGATGTATAAGGACTTTCAGGATTATGGTTGGGATGCTGAGTCATACTGCCACCGCATATACGCAGGAAAAGATAAGACCAACGAACACCCCGTTACTATTACTACATGGCAATCTGTCTATAAACTAGAGAGATCCTTTTTTGAAGACTATAACGTTGTTATTGGTGATGAGGCTCACTTATTTAAAAGTAAGTCCCTAGTATCTATAATGACAAAACTTCATCACGCCAAGTATAGATTTGGTTTTACTGGAACATTAGACGGAACACAGACGCATAAATGGGTGTTAGAGGGATTGTTTGGTCCATCATACAAAGTAACTAAAACAGATGAACTAATGAGACAAGGGCATCTTTCCCAATTAGATATTCAATGTATTATTCTTAAACATCCTCCTCAGAAGTTTGATGTATATAATGATGAAATTGAATATTTAATATCACATGAGCAGAGAAATAATTTTATTAAAAATCTAACTCTTGATCTAAAAGGAAATACTCTTGTATTGTATAGTAGGGTAGAAGCACATGGTGCAGTGCTATATGAAAAGATAAATAATAGCAAACGCACTGGGAGAAAAACATTTTTTGTTCATGGTGGTGTTGATGCAGAACAAAGAGAATTAATCCGTGAAATTACTGAGGAAGAAAACAATGCAATCATCGTTGCCTCCTATGGAACATTTAGTACTGGCATTAATATTAAAAACCTCCATAATGTTATCTTTGCCTCACCGTCAAAATCACGAATTAGAAATCTCCAGAGCATTGGACGCATTCTTAGAAAAGCTAGTAACAAAGTAAAAGCTACGTTATATGATATTTCTGACGACTGCACTCATAATTCTAGAAAAAATTACACTTTAAATCACTTTATTGAACGAATTAAAATCTACAATGAAGAAAATTTTAACTATGAAATAGTCACGGTACAACTTAAAAAAGATGGGAATTGAAGACGACTTCTATGCAACAATAAAACTAAATTCTGGGGAAGAGATTTTTGCCAAGGTGGCTGCTTCCGAAGAAGAAGATAGAACAATGCTTATCGTTCATAGTCCTGTTACTGTAAGTGAAATAAAAAATAAAACAGGATTATTAGGATATAAAGTAGAACCTTGGTTAAAGACTACTAGAGATGATATGTTTATAATTAATATGGATAGAATTATTACATTAACAGAATCTTCTGATATGGAAATGATTGTGATGTATCAACATTATCTTAGAGATTCCCAAAGAGAATATCATAATCATCATAAACTTAATAGAAGAATGGGTTATATAGCTAACGTAAGAGATGCTAAAGAGAACTTAGAAAAAATGTTTAAATTAGATTTACCTAAAGATACTTAGAAGGTTCCCTTTAACCCCGACAGAGTTAGTCTACATGTAATCTGATACCTTGTCAACTTTATGTGGAAATGCTATAATAATACATAGTAGTGATAAAGACTTATGGCAATAATCAGACCTATGGCTAAAAGGAAACGATCCGAACATTATGTGAATAACAAAGAGTTCCTTGCTGCTCTAATAAAGTATCGTGAAGATGTAGAGATAGCACGATTGCAAGATAAAACTAAACCTGTTATACCAAGGTATATTGGTGAATGTTTCTTAAAGATTGCTAACCATTTATCATTCAAACCAAACTTCGTAAATTATATGTTCAAGGAGGACATGATCTCTGATGGAATCGAAAATTGCGTTCAATATATACATAATTTTAATCCTGAGAAATCCCGTAATCCTTTTGCATACTTTACGCAGATTATACATTATGCATTTCTCCGCAGAATACAAAGAGAAAAACGTCAATTAGAAATTAAGAATAAGATTATTGAAAAGTCTGGTTATAATGAAGTGTTTGATGATAATAATAACATTGACGGATCAAATTATTCAGACTATAATTCAATTAAAGATGCCGTTCATGCGAAACTACGCAGTTAATGAAAGTTGCTATTATAACTGATCAGCACTTCGGAGCACGAAAAAACTCTAAACTTTTTCATGATTACTTTCTGAAGTTTTATAATGATACGTTCTTTCCTACTTTAGAAAGGGAAGGTATTACTACCGTTATTGATATGGGTGATACCTTTGATAATAGAACAGGAATTAATTTTAATGCTTTATTGTGGGCAAAGGATAATTATTTTGATCGTTTAAGAGATATGGGCATTACTGTCCATACAATAGTTGGTAATCATACTGCATATTATAAGAATACAAATGATATTAATTCAGTAGATTTATTGTTGAGAGAATATGATAATATAAAGGTATATGCAGAAACAGAAGAAGTAAAGATAGGGGATACTAAAGTTTTATTTGTTCCTTGGATTAATAATGAGAATAAAGAAAAAACTTTTAAGAAGGTTAATAAGAGTGATTGTAAAGTAGTAATGGGTCATTTGGAATTAAATGGATTCCAAGCTACTGCTGGTCATGTAATGGAACATGGAATGGCAACTACTCCATTTGATAGATTTGAGAAAGTATATTCAGGTCATTATCATTGTAGGTCTATTCAAGAACCTGTTCATTACTTAGGTAATCCTTATGAAATGTTCTGGGGTGATGTAAATGATACTGAAAGAGGATTTCATCTTTGGGATACTGAAACCTTTGAACATACTCCTGTAAATAATCCACATAGGTTACATCATATTGTTTATTATAAGGATACTGATTATCAATTGTTTGATGCTAGAGAATTAGAAAATAAGATTGTTAAAGTTATTGTTCGTCAGAAGTCTGATATTACTAAGTTTGAAAAATTTATTGATAAGTTATATGCATCTAATGTAGCAGAACTTAAAGTAGTAGAAAATTTTGCAATACAAGAAGGAACAGAGTTTGAGGCTTTTGAATCTGAAGATACTATTTCTGTATTGAATAGGTATATTGAAGAATCTGAAATAGATTTGGATAAGTCTAGAGTGCAAAAAGTTCTTCAAGAAATATACCAAGAAGCATGTGAATTGGTTTGATGTATATTCTTACAGTAAATGGAAAGGAGAATGATGGAGCCTATTCTGTTCAGGATGATGATGGAGAACACATCCTTTATCTTTTTGAGCAAGAGGATGATGCCCTTCGATATGCTATGATGCTAGAAGATGAAGGCAGTCCAGAAATGCATGTTATTGAAGTTGAAGATGAAGTCATGATAAAGACTTGTCAGATGCATGATTATAACTATGCAGTTATTACCCCAAATGACATTGTAATTCCGCCTAATACAGGACATGATATTATTTGAAACGATACGTTGGAAGAATTTCCTAAGCACAGGAAACCAATATATCGAAATAGATTTCCAAACTGATTCTGAATCTAGGTTTGCTAAAAATTCTACTACTTTGGTAGTAGGAACTAATGGTGCTGGTAAGAGTACTATTCTTGATGCACTAACCTTTAGTTTGTTTAATAAACCCTTTCGTAAGATTAGTAAGGGGCAGTTAGTTAATACTGTTAATGAAAAGGATTGTAGAGTTGAGGTAGAGTTTTCTATAGGACCAACACAATGGAAAGTTGCTAGGGGTATTAAACCAAATACATTTGAGATATGGAGGGATGGTAATTTATTAGATCAATCTGCTTCTGCAAATGATCAACAGAAGTGGTTAGAACTTAATGTTCTTAAGATGAACTATAAGTCATTTACTCAGATTGTTATTTTGGGTAGTAGTGCTTTTGTTCCATTTATGCAATTGACTGCATCTAATCGTAGGGAAGTGATTGAAGATCTTTTAGATATTAAGATATTCTCTTCAATGAATGGTTTGATTAAAGATAAGATTAGATTGGTTAGGGAAGAAATAAAAACATTGCAACTCAAGAAAGAGTCTCTTAATGATAAAGTATCAATGCAATCAAACTTTATTGAAGAACTAGAGCAGCAAGGAAAGGGAAGAATTGGTGATAATGAAGGTAAGATAAAAGTATTAAATGTTGAAATTGAAACTCATATTGAAAAGAATGAAATGATACAAGGTGATGTTGATGACCTTATTAAAGAGCAAGAGAAGGTAACAGGTGCTACAGAAAAGTTACGTGAATTAGGAACGTTAAAAGGTAAGATTTCTAATAAAGTATCAACCATTACTAAGGAGCATAAGTTCTTTACAAACAATACTGTTTGCCCTACCTGCACTCAGGATATTGAAGAAGAGTTTAGGTTAAATAGAATTGAGGATGCTCAAAATAAAGCAAAAGAGTTGCAATCTGGTTATAAAGAACTAGAACAGGCAATTAAAGAGGAAGAAGAGCGAGAGCATCAATTCACACAACTATCACAGGAGGTTACTTCACTAACACATGGCATTTCTAAAAACAATACTAGGATTTCTGGGTGTCAACGACAAATCAGAGATTTGGAATCGGAAATTCAGAAACTTACCGAACAACTTGCAGATAGAAATACTGAGCATGAGAAGTTAACAACCTTTAAAGACAAACTAACAACTACATACGACGAATTATCAACTAGGAAGGACACTATAAGCTATTATGATTTTGCATATAGCTTACTTAGAGACGGTGGAGTAAAGACCAAAATCATTAAGAAGTATCTACCGCTGATAAATCAGCAAGTCAATCGATATCTTCAAAAGATGGACTTCTACATTAACTTCACACTTGATGAGGAATTTAACGAAACCGTTCAGTCCCCAATCCATGAGGATTTCTCATATGCTTCTTTCTCTGAAGGGGAGAAGATGAGAATTGACTTAGCACTTCTGTTTACATGGAGAGAAGTTGCTAGAATGAAGAACTCTGTTAATACTAATCTATTGATAATGGATGAGGTGTTTGATAGTTCTTTGGATGGTATGGGAACAGAAGAATTTTTAAAGATTATAAGGTTTGTAATAAAGGACACTAACATCTTTGTCATATCTCATAAACCAGATATGCATGATAAGTTTGAGAGTATGGTAAGATTTGAGAAAGTGAAAGGATTTAGTAGGATGGTAAAGGAGTGAAAATTATAAATGAAGCTCTTAATGAAGAATTATTTCAGAAGTGTAAGGAAGAATTAAAAAGTAAATTCAAGGAGAGATGTTGGTCTTCTAGTCTTGTCACTTGGCAACCACAATTAAAACAGGGAATATGTGGGAGTTGTATGGTTGCAAATGTTTCTGATGAGTTGGGTGAATTGATACATGAAGAGATAAGACCTTATTTACCAGAACACGAAACGATAAGATGTAATTTCCATTTATGGCAACCTTTATCTGGTATTGCTGAACATAATGATGGCCATCGTAATTTTGGAGCAACGATATATTTAAATGATGAATGGCCTGCAAATGCTGGTGGATGGTTTGTATGGGAGGATGAAGAAACAAGACAGAGTGGAATACACAAAGCACTTATTCCTACAAGAAATATGATGGTTCTTAATGATAACCATGAGAAACACTGGGTCACATCCATAGCAGCAACCCCACCAGATAACAGGTGTAGCATCCAGATATGGTGTTTTGACAAGGATGCTATGATAGATAGTATAGAACATGATAAGACCCATGAGAGTCCCGAATTGGATCCATCACTCCCGAAAGGAGAAAAAACGAAAACTTAAACCACAGGCATTGCGTCAAGCAAAAGTCAGGAGACAAGCACTTAAGAGGAAATACCTCAAGAGTGCTTTTTTAATTGTATAAATAAATTAGTTTTGTCAAGAAATAAAATGACTGCACTGATTGACCCAAAAAAATATAGTGAGACTGTTGACCTATTGAGGTCATTTTTTTTGTCTAAAAATTTCCTTGAAGTCCATACTCAGAATAGATTAAGTATCCTTGCTGCTTGTGAAGATCCAGAGACAGTAGCAACCTATGAGTATAATGGTCAGGTATGGCCATTACCACAGACAGGTCAGATGTGGTTAGAATATGAACTCCTTTCCAATCCTTCCGTAGAAGGATTTTTTTGTGTCTCCACTTCATATAGAGCAGAACCAAACGCAGTACCAGGAAGACATGAAACAATCTTCCCTATGTTTGAGTTTGAAATGAAGGGTGGAGTTAAAGAATTGGAAAAGATGGAGATGGAATTATGTGAACATCTAGGTATACCATTACAAGAGTATGATGTTAAAAAGTATGAGCATTGGGCAGGAGCATTTGATACAGATGAATTGGATCATGATCATGAGAAATCAATTGGTCGTGGTATGATTACACATTTCCCTGAGTGGACATCACCATTCTGGAACATGGCAAGAAATGATGATGGTAAAACCAGTAAGAAGATTGATGTGATCTTAGGTGGTATGGAAACCATTGGTAGTGCAGAACGCAGCACCGATAAGGAACAGATGCGTGATACATTCCATACTATTTCCAATGGTGAATATGCTGAACTACTCTACAAATTATTTGGTAAGGAAAGAGTTGAGAAAGAACTTGAAGAGTTCTTAGAGTTCGACTTCTTCCCTAGAAGTGGTGGAGGTATTGGTATGCAACGTCTAATGAGTGCTCTTTCATAGAGCCTCTTCAATGTAAGGTGGTGAAATGGTAAACACAGCTGTCCGTTTAACAGCCGATTCCTTTGCGGGTGTCTTGGAGGTTCGAGTCCTTCCCTTACAGTTTTAAAAAT